CGGCAAGCACTTTGGGAGTCGTGTAGATATCGACAAACCCACTTTCCGCCTCACTCAGGATCGCAGCCCCTTCACCCGTGGTGATATTGAATCGATCCCCCTGTCCCTTGTTCTCCAGCTCCTCGTCGTCATGTGGCGAGCTGTAGTCCTTCAAGCCATCCACCAGCATTCGATTGAACGAGCTGTCCTGATCCGCGAGCTCAAGCGTATTGTAGAGGCTTCTGAGGGCATGTGGAGAACCAAGACGCTCATTCGGCGGTTCTCCGGTTTTCTCATCAATCGCCTTCAGGCCGTCAAGCTCCTGCTCTGCATCGCGGAAAAGCGTGGTCGTCATTGTCGGACTACTTTAGTTTGACTAAGATTATCGGCCGCGCTCTTGCAGGGCTTCCGGAATCACGTTGACCACAATGCCCGTAGGATCGGCTACCGTGACCACCACCACGATCTCGTTGTGGGAGCCCACGTTGATCCCCGATCCTTCGCCAGCGGCCGTAAAGGCAATCGGTGATGTTGAGAACGGCTGAGCGGTCACCGTGCCGTTGACGTCATTCAGGAACTTCACCGTGGCCGTACTGCCATTGAAAGCCCCCGTGATCGATATGTAAAACCTGCGCCCCATCGGGACTCCAAAGTGATACGTCCCCTGTGCTGTGATGGCTTTTTGCATAGTCGTAAAAGGTTGGTCCGTCTTTTTCGTTAATTTTGCCTGATTGTCAAGAACTACCTCATTCTTTTTCCGCTAGACGTCATCAGGTTTCTTTTCTTCACCAGCTTGTTCCATCCCTTGTTGACTGTCTTCGCCACCTTCTTCACCTCCTCGCTCTTGAAGGCCCCCAAGGTGATTGCCTTCTCGACCAGCATGTTGAATGCGTCCGCCCTGTCCGGGCTCTTCTTCAACCGCTTCTTCGCCTCCTCCTTGTTCTCTACCCGCAGTGTCCGCCCCTCCTTCGGGTGATACTCACGGTCCACCATCTCGGCTACCGTCTCCCGGCTCAACCCCGTAATCTGCAACGACCGAATGTATTCCTTCGGTTGAATCCACATCTCGCTATTCTTGTTGTAGAACCCGCAGTCCTCGTTCCGGAACACAATCGTCCGATCCGACGCCTTACCCTGAAAGTTCACCTTCTGCACGGCCGGACTCCACTCCATGTCCACAATATGCCCAAATGCCGTACCTCCCCCAGTATTGTCCAATATCGCCCTGTGCGGCTTCACTCCGAAATCCTCACACAGCTTCTTCCATCCCCTCGCAATCTGAAACGTGTGTGGAACCTCCTTGTTCATCGTGTCCTCCTCAATGGCCCGCTCACAGCACACGTGCAGGTGATCCCTGCCATTCACCCTGCCCAGCCTCCCAATCATCGCAAACGACTGGTCCCCATTCCTCGAAAAGCTCTCGTCCAGCGCCCCTATCGTCACCGGAACCTCATCCCAGTCCGGCTCGTCCTGCTTCATCGCCTCCAGCAACTCCAACTCAGAATACACCGTGTTCGATGCCCCATCCGGACACCAAAACGCCTTCACAAACCGATAATAACCCGCGCTCTTCCTTCCCCCTCGCCCATCCGCAATCCGGTCACAATAGTCCTGATCCGTCATCCACGTCAGGTGCCCATACTTCTCAGGCTCCAGTATCCTCGGGCTCTTCTCCGCATTCAACCTCAAGCACGTCCCATACCTCGTCTCCCACCGCTCATCCTCCTCAGTCACGCTCTTCCACCCAGCCTTCGGCTCACACAACTGCCCAAACGGGTCCGTCAGTTTGTCCGGGTTCGCCATCCCCACAAACACAATCCGATCATTCGACGTCATGTTCTCATACGCCGTCTTCAAGATCCCATCCGTCAAATGGTTCATCTCGTCCGCAGCCACAATCACATTCGGATTCTTGATCCCCAATAACTCCGCACTCGCGTTGTCACTCAACTTCCCCGCTGGCTTCAACAACACCCCACTGTTCCGATCCAACCCCATCTTCTTGTTCAATCCCTTCACATACCCGTTCGAGTCAATCAACTTGCCCGGACACCCCATCCTCTCCGCCTGCCCCCACAACTGCGTGATGCTCTTCCAAATACGCGTCCTCGCCGCGTCCTTCGTCGTCGACATCACAATAAAGTATGTGTCCGTCGGATTCGCCCAATACGCCATCAACCCATACAACGCCACCGTATGGCTCTTCCCACTCGACGAACTCCCAGCCAACCCCACAAACCGCTTCTTCCTCCAATCCCCAATCAACTCCCTCACAATCATCTCTACCCACGGCGTCCACTCAACCCGACAGATACTCTCCTCATTGTTGAATGCCAAATCAACCGCCCTCCGAAAATACCGATACCGATCCTCAGGCCCAACCTCACTGCCGTCCCCTTTCACCCGCCCATTCCCAAACATCCATAAATACGAACTTAACTGACTCCCCTCACCTACAGGAAACCTCATCCCGTCAATCACCCCGTCCCACGGACGCTCATCTCCAATCCCAGACGCGGCTGCTACCATACCCACCCCTCTACCACCTCCCCCACCACTTAGTCAACCAATCTTAACAACCCATCACCCCAACTCATTTTTTTTATTTTCCCAGCCCTATTACCATTTTTTTTCACGCTGATGCCTTTCAGTCCGTCTCTTCTCTGTGAGAGTTTGGGGCATCGGGGAGACACCCGTGGCCCCCTTAGGCTCTCCGTGAGTGTGTGACTGCTGCTATGTGGCTGCGTGCTGCGTAGCTGTAGCTCCACGCTCTTGCCTCTCACCGTAGTAACTGCATCACGTTGATGTAGTCTACATGTATCGAGCTCACACCAAGCAGCGTAGCTCACTGCACACACAATAGAAAGACACATGCAAATGAACCCAGACTGGAACACAACCATTGGAGGCGTTGTCCTCCGCATCATCTGGCTCGCTGTCGTCATTGGCCTGCTCTATGCAGGTCTCAGATGGATCGGGCCTGCTACAGACGCCACAGACCGCTCTCCAGCGGCCCGCGTGGTCGAATAGGCTATACCTAGCCCATAGCTCTCTAGAGTGATCTGGAGGGCTTAGGGCTGGCTACAACCAGTCAGCAACCAAGATATGACAACAAATCAAACCGCAAACTACATAGCCTCACGAGGCATCGCCAAGCACATGAGTAGGGATCAAGCCCTTTCGATCTACAAGTCACTTCAGGACGAGGGATGGTCAAAGGATGGCATTAAGTTGCTGTCTCCCAAGGGAGATGGCGCATTCCACTTCCTGAAGATACGAGATAACAAGATCTCAGTCTTCTTCTCGGAAATGGAGGTGGCATCATGATTCCGGTCTCATTCGAAGACCCTCAGATGGTCGATGTCCTGCTCGCTGTTATTGCTCAGAGGCAGGTCGATCCTCCTGTCGAAGACAAGACACTGCGACCGGGATCAAAGTGGAGAAACCTCCACACAGCTCGCAAGTGCGTCCTCATCATGGATCGTGGTCAATCCATCGTCATCCGTTTCGAGGAAGATCATGACTACTATGCCAGAGACAAGGAGGCTTTCCTTGAGCACTGGTTTTGCTTGGACTGATCCCTAGAGCACGAGAGCGTCAGGCTCCTACGCTTGGCGCTCTCCTCTCTGGGGATGCTCCACATCCTCCAGCCCTACATCCATCCATCAGGGGATCTCTTTTGTTTGCCCTCAATCTTCTCTACGGACGAGTGGGTGGAGCTTGGTGGTTTTGTTTGTAGCTAGGATACTAGCAATACCAATCATTCACATGTAGATGGATTGGTCAGATCGAAGAGCTTTTATCCAAATGTCTCACGCAGAATATCTCACGCATACTTGCCTTAATGAGGTATTTAGTAGCCTTTATGGGGTATTTGGTAACCAATATGGGATATTTGGTGGATACGCTGGTTTGGGGAATACGCTGGTTTCCTAGTATTGTACTGGTGGTGGTGGTGTTAGGTCAAGAAAAAAGAAAAGAAATCTAAACGTCGATCACTGGGGAGGGTTGGAAGTCCTTGGAAGCCAGTATGTTAAGGGATACTTTGGGGGTATCGTTGAGGGAGTTGGAGGGGTCAATGGCGTTTTGGAGGAGTTTTTGGGCTGTAGCGGCTTCGGAGAAGGATTGTGGGGTGGGGGAGAGAGCGAAGAAGCGTTCGAGGGATTTGCGGGCTCCTTGATAAATCAAATCCCTGCATTCTGCACCGCGTTGACGCCAAACATCGACGACGGCGTTGGCGGGGTCATCGGCTTTGGTGTTGCCGTTTTTGGCGAGGGCGAGGCGTTGAGGGGTGAGCCAGCGTTCTTTGGAGGCGCGGGTAGAGATGGTGGAGACTTTGACGCCGAAGCGGTTGGCGACTTCTTGGTATCGGACGCCAGATTCGACGAGGTGGCGTATGACAGGCCAGTCGTCGTCGGAGATCTTTTTGAGAGGGTCGCGGCGTAGGAGGACGGGGCGAGGTGCGGGTTCTAGGGGAGTGCCGTCTTGAGGAATAGGGAGGCCGTCTTGAGGGATGGGAGTGTCCATGGGGACATGCATACAATTTCGGCGCGTAGGCGTCAAGGAATGAGTGACTTTAGGCAAACTAAAGCGAAGCTAGACACACAGCGCCATGATTCTCAACGAGTTATGGCGTTGTAGTCTGGATTCGATCTAAGGCCTCCGGCCTTGAGGGATTCAGTGATTGGCTCGTGTGAGCCTAGACAGAAAGTGAGTGCAAATATGAAGACAACGTCTGTTCGCACATATGCCACGGAAAACGTGGAAGGGGCTGCTGTGACCCAGATCACAGCGTTTGATATCGTTGCCGCCATGGAGGAGCGCTTCATGGATCGTCGGCCGATGGTGACGCACCTTGAGCCATTGTCACTTGATACGCCATTGGCGGCTCGTGCGACGAAGCGGCTCATTCGCACGATTGCGGATGAGATGAAGGTGTCCGCCAATGACGAAGCGTTGACGATCAGGGCGAAGCGGCTGCATCGCAAGATGCTCCGTGGGAATTTCGGTCCCAAGCCGGAATGGTTGCCCAAGGATGAGCTTAGAATCATCGAGCAGGCCAAGGAAGGCTTGGAAGGATGGGAAGACAAGCTCGCGGCGACCATGTATGCCGTGGAAAAGGTCAAATCCCGTCAGGCGTGGAAACGTCAGATGATGGAAGCTCAGGCTCCAGAACGCTACCAAAGCGACGAGGATGCCTGCTACGAGCTTCCACCCCTTGTGAAGGGTAAGAGCCACGAGCCAGCGTTCTACGCGATTGTAGGGCC